CAACATGCTCGGTTAAAAAAGAGATGTCTTTATCTTTCATTCTTAACCAGCGCTAGCCAGTCCTCTAGGTACATCGTTACCAACCAAGGTTTATGATTGCGCCGGTGACATACGATAGGAGTCTTGTCTTTGCAATCTCGCAGGGATTGATCCATTGCCTGGTCTACGTTTAGCTTTTCCACCCGCTTACATTCTATGTGGTAATCAGCCAATTCGGTGCAAACAACGTCAGAGTCGCCAGCGGCCCCGCAAAACTGCTGTGTGCGTCTGGCTGTAAACCCATGTTCTCTAAGTTTACCAGCTAATTCTCGTTCACCGGCGCTACCTTTCTGTTTTCCGTTTACCATATCTATCTTTCACCATCATAAGTGACACGATAACGGCTTCTTGGTGCTTATCGTAGTTTTTCTTTACCTGCTCACATTGCTTTGCTTTGTGCGCTGCTTGCAGGTCACGCCACATCTGCTCTTGAAACAACTGACTGGCTGGCTTAACGGTCATCGTTCACACGCTCCATGTACAGGCCTTGACCGCATAGCAGATGCACCTCTACAGCCTCACAGTGCAGCACAGAGTCTAAAAGTATCTTAGCCAATACCTCCGGTGACTCTTCGTAATTAGTTTCCACTATAAGGCGTATATCGGGTCTAGGCTCGAACTGAAACTCATAGTTAGAGTCACGGCGTATCGACAACTTTATCTGCCATTTGCCGTCATTTACCGTGTGCAATGTGTATAGTTTCATAGGACTCCAATGCTGTCTGAGGTATTTTATAACAGGGTTGCTTTGTTTCTTCGGTCCAATAGTCGGCGTGTTTGCCGTACCTGCCGTAAATCCACCCAGCTATTTCGTAGTCGGGGTATTTGCCAGTAACAAGAACGTAAGGTGCCTGGTCATTGTCTGACGGATACAACAACAAATGACCTTGAGCATGTTGGGTGTAGCGCACCTCGTAAGGCCCTACATCGTTAAAGTCTTTGAATGACCAGGTTGCGCCAGGCCAATAGTTATTAGTAGCTTTTGCCACTACCAATTCAGCTATGGCTCCTTCGATGTGACTACGCCACCCGTCCGACGACGCAAGGCCATCGAACGGGCTTTTGTAGCCGTTAGTTACCACCCTGAACATTCGCATGTAGCCAGCCATTCCCGCATGAAAGGCTTCGGCAGAATCAAGCGTAATTCGCATGATAACCCCCGTCCTTAAAAAGGTATGTCGTCGTCGACGTTGACTGTAGTGGTTTTCTTTAGTGACCCTGACTCGACAGCGGCATATTCATGCTCCGTGCGGTCGGCTAGTGTGTGATTCCAATCTAACGCCTCGGTAATTAAATCCCGAAGGTCTTTTAGGTCGTTAGCAAACAGGTACTTGGTTTCCTTGTATTCGCCTGTTTCTTTGTTTTTGTATGTCTTTCGGAGGGTAAAGCTTACGCCGCCACGGTCGTTTTCCCATGCGGCTATATCAATTCCCTTATTGCGAAATGCTTTTTTTGGTTTGCCCATTGTATCTCCTTGTTGTCAATTAGACACCTGTGATGTAGCATGGGGCTGATCGTGTCGCAAGGTGTATTTATATGAGCGAAACAAAAAACGAAGGATATGTTAGCAGCACAGTAATTAAAAATTACTTTTCGATTCCAAAAAGTAGTTTTGAATTGCTGGTAAAACAGGGGATGCCACACATCCGCATTGGTGCTGTACGTCGATTCCGTTTGCTGGAAGTTGAGTCATGGTTAATTGCACGAGGCGACGAAATGAAAAAACTAAAGGATGACCGACATGCAGCAAAAACATTACAAGGGATTATCCCTGACTGATTTACACAAACGACTTTACGCAATCATGCCTGAGTTACCCCCTATCAGTACGCATAAGACTGGTACACACGGCACCTATAAGGCCATCGACAATGAAGGAAACGTCTACGAGGTAGAGATTTGGTACGTCGATAACACCATGCACCGCAGAGAACGATTGGTGATGAATTATGCTCTGCTCGCATCGCAATCGCAGGATGCCGTCGAAATACGATTAAAACCGCACGAAGGATGGAATCTGGATTGATTGTAGGAGTCCAATGGGGTACAAAGGTAAAAGATACAAACTTTTGTCGGTTGTATCCCCTTAGTTGAGCGGCGTTGGAGTAAAATCCAGCGCCGTTTTTTATTGCCTACAGAGTGTCGGCTGATATTGTGGTGGAACTACTGACAGTGCCCACATCACTGTACCCCGCCCCGTAACGCCGCAACACGTTACGGGGCTTTTTATTGGAGGCCGCAATAGGATTTGCACCTACATAATCCTGATCTGCAATCAGACGCATAGCTCTTCTGCCATACGGCCATAATTGGCTGGAGTGGTAGGGATCGAACCTACGACATGGCGATTAACAGTCGCCTGTTCTACCAACTGAACTACACTCCAGCAAGTTAATCTCTACCGAACAAAGCGTTCAGTGCGTCGAGTGTCCAAAGGATACCATCCACTTGTCCCTTCTCAAACTCATTAGAGCTTTCAAACGGCATGACGGCGTTTACCCTTGCGGCGAATTGCTCTAGGTATTGAAGCACCTGCCTTGCGCCCACTGAATACGCCTCTGCATAGTCGGCGGCGTTTTGCGTCTGGTATTCGTTGGGGACAAACGCCTCCGCAAACGTCACCGCATCTTCAGCTATTTGTCCCAAGGTTTTAGTCGTCATTTGCCACCCTTCGTTCAATAGCCTCTTCGATTAACTGCTTGATAGTAATACCCTCTCTGGCCGCTAAACGGCGCACTTTATCCAGCAACTTTACCTGGATAAATATCGTGTGCCGCTTATAACCTTTAGGAGCAGCGTCATAGCTTGCACGTCCTGGAATAGCCTTACTCATTGAAAGCCTCGTCAATGCATGTAGTCAGTTTTTCAAGACGTATAGGACTCTTCCAGTGTGTCTCTGTGACCCGCTTAGCGTTATTAGCCAAGAGGTACGTCTCAGCTACTTTGAGCTTGTCACCTTCCAGCGTCTCAAGGTTGTAGTAGGTAGTTACGGCTCGTCCCTTCTTAGCTTTTGGCGCTATCGTCTCGACTACTTCAGCGGCGGTATCCCAGTCGGGGATATTGTCCTCTTCCTTGGCTACTACATCTTTTTTAACTACGCCCAACACTTCGCCGGTTTTCTTGCTGACTATCAATTCCTCGTCTGGCTTTACCTCGATGGTTGGTGCCGCTTTTGCGTGGTGGTGTCCGTACTCGCTTGGCATCTCTTCGGCTGTGTATAGGCCGCCTAGTTCCTGGACGAACGCCTCACGAATTGCCAACGACTTGGCGCATTTACTTAACATTATTGACGGCATCGTTTTCCAGATAGGACTTGGCTTACTGTATTCAGCCATGTACGCCGTAGCTACCGATGGAAACCTGCGATCCTTGCGGTAGACTTTGGCCGTTGCCGATACAAGCGATTTACCATCCCACTCAAACTCGACCTCCATTCCGTCAAACATCGGGTGCGAGTTAGCGATACGCAAAAACCCGTTTATGCCGGTCATGAGTTGGAGACGGCCGCCAGCCTTGATTGCCCATACCTCTTTAGTCACAGGGTTTAAGCCAGTGCTTTTTACTATCTCAGCGAAAAGTTGAAACTCCGCATCGGTTAAGCCTGGCGCTACCGTGTTGCGGAGTGCAGCCAGCATCTCAAACGGGTTGTTGGTTGTTGTTAATTCCTTAGTCATATAATCCTACTGATAAAATACCCAATTACTTTGTCCTACATCACACGAGATAGCGCAATTACCTTGCTTGCATATTTTTCACCCTCCTTACATTTGACCCGCCCGCAGTTGTAAACCGTCAACGCCTTCTTTAAGTCGCCATGCTGATCCAATTCTTCGGCTAATATCTGAGCCCCACACCGCACGTTGTGGACCGCATCCCATAACTTTTGGTCATGAGATAAGCCGCACCGTTTAGCGTTGAACGGCATAATCTGCGCCACGCCACGAGCACCTACCGGCGATAGTGCATCCGGTCGATAACTAGACTCAACCTGCACCAGAGCCCGTAGAACGCTCCTAGACACGTTCCAGGCATCGGCCGCTCTATCAACTTCACTCTCGATTATCGTTCGTGTAGGCGTAACGTAGAGGCCAAAAAACCGCTGTACATGAAAACGCAGGTTATTAGCCGGTGGAACAAACAGCGCCGCCGCCAATAGCAGGACGACTAAGCCGCCGCCGTCCTGCTTTTGACCCTGGCTCATTTACGCCGCCCCAATTGTTGGACCTGTTCGATCGGGTCGTTGCCAAATACCTGTGTCTGGATACCGATCCAGCAGGTCACGCACCCCACGAAAAACGCAACGTGAAGCAAGGACACAATGATACCCGTTGGTGTGAATAGTAGTTGTTTGATGTTTTCAATCATGTCGTCACCTATTTCAGTTTTGTAGTCTGCGGTTGTGAGT